GTGATCCTCCACTTACCCTTGTACCGCACGTAGGGCTTGAAGTTTTGTTCCGCCTCGCGGTGCGTAAGAGTAAAGTTGCGCTTGGGGTATAGCTGAGTGAAGTGTACGAGTTTAGGTCCACGTTTCTTGAGCAAGCAGGCTTTGTAGCCATCCTCGCCCCTGTGTACCTCTCCCACTGCTTCGCCATGCTTCTTGACCCAAGCTGGTTTGATTTCTTTGGGTATCTTCACCTATCCCCCAAATACTTGTCGGTAAAGTCGATCTGTTATGTCTCTCCTCCTACGAGGTATCTCTGTGTAGGCTTCCACATCTAACCTGCTCGTAAAAAGACCTTCAAACCGATGTTTCATGTATTCGTCCCGATCTACGATTACCCATGAATGCCAACGGATGTCTGTATATGTGTCATACAGATTGTGCTCTATGCTGCCTGTGTAGTCGGTAGCATCTGCAACCACTCGATGCTGAAAGAGAGTACCTCTTATAGCTAACTCGATAATGACCTCCTCCCAGAGTATCGGGTTTGCCATATCCACAACCTCGCCTGTTACGGGCTTCCTCACAAACCGATCCTCACATAGAGGACCGTCATACATATGTGCGTAAGACTGCGACACCGCTTTGATGTCTTTCAGACTCTCCATTCTCGTATTGCCTACGAACCCCACCACGTTCAGTGTGCTAACATCACCGCTCAATATGTCGGGTACACATTTGCTAACACTTGTACCCACATACGCCTGACTCGGTTCTAATTTTATAAACTTCTTTCTCATACTCATTTTCCTATGTGTTGTATGTCGCTTGTCGGGATAACCTGATAAGCACCTTTGTTGTATGCAGGAGCCACGGTGTAAGTTACACCTGACCCACTGCCCCTCTCGTTTCGGCTGACATTGATAGGCCGAGCACCAGCATCGTGTGATGGATACTTGGCTTTCTCTTCAGCGATACGAATCTGCATAGGTGTACGACACACTTGCATCTCGCGAAAGACACGCTTGCGTCGAACCCTGCGTAACATCTTGTACCGTCTCATTCGTTCTCCTTAAAACATTGACAGTAAAAACGTAAACCGCGCCGTGCGATGAGACACGACACCCCTATATTATAACATATATATTAGGTAATGTCAAGTCGCTGTAAATTAGGTGTGGATGTAGTAAACAGTGGTAGGTAGTGTAATGTACTTAAATGTTCTGTAATGTTCCGTAATGTTCTAGTACGTGGGCGGGCAAGTCATTGATAAGAAAGGAATGTTCTAATGTTCGGAAAATGAGGGGATTTTATGAGTGTGAAAGAGAGAGGAAATCCGCGTCCGTAGGTAGAGAGAATCTCTTATAATTTCCATATATTTTTGTATAAAACGAACATTATATATATTTTATAAAAAAGTATTAATATAATAATAATAAGTAGGTGTAGATCACACTAGATACCACTAGATACAACAAAACAAATGTTCGTTTTGGGGTAAAAAAAAACGAACATTATAAGAACATTATGCGAACATTACCGATTTTTGCGAACATTCGGTCAGGTGTAGCTTACACCTAAATCTTTTGCCGCAACGCTACTTCTTCAACTGGTTTCAATCCGCAGTTCTAATGCGGTAATCCGCGCAGCGCGAATAATTCAACTGGTTTCAAAGGGATACTCACGGTATCCCTTTTGTTTATTTATGAAATTTCCATACCCCGTGCAGTTCAACAAAATTAGTTTCTGCCTGTTCAGTATTATTCCAATTTTTAAGTGTAGCTCTTAACACATCTCTCACTAATGTGTGAGATACACTCCCTTCTCTGTACATAGGATCATCTAGCGTGGTCTCTGTAAAAAGACTGCATAGATCATATACTTCCTGCCGTAGTTTTTTATTCTCTCTGGCGTAAACCCTAGCAATCCGTTTCCAAGATTCGGCTTCGCTTTCCATACCACTTCCTTTAAATAGTTAATGAGAAAGGGGGAGCCTTTCGACTCCCCCCGCTTGGTTTAGGACTCTTTCGGATCTTTCGTTTCCGCATTGTTGAACATACCTTGTTCGTTCAACTCGCGTCCGCGTTCAACCCATTGCATGACTTCAAAAGAACGATCTTCGTTTTTCATCTTGCCAGCAAAGTCCATCTTCCTGTCTAACCAATCGGACATGACTTCGTAGTCACTACGTTTGGCCGACTTACCCTCTGCCTCTCTCTGTTTCGATTCGTAGTGGGCAATCAACCCTCTGCGAATATTTTGCAGAATAGTATTGGCATCGCTAAGTATCGACTTAACCATTGCTTCCTTACTAGGTGAAAGCTTGTCACCTGCAAGATGCCGCTCGATATCCGGTATCCAACTCTCTAATTCTGTTTTGATTAGATCGTTAGTTTGCTTTTGATTCATGCCCTTAGCATTGGCTTCATCTAAGCAATTACCGGCTATAACACCATTGGCAAGATACGTTATTGCATCGCCTCTGCGTTTATCGGCAGCCTGTCCATCGGCAGATTTAACATCATGGATCAAGCCCTGACGTTTCATCTCGCGTGAACTCAGCAATAAAACCGGATCGACGTTTTGCTCGATAAGTTTATCTTGCAGTCGGTCGCCTCTCTTCTTGGCGATTGCATCGCCTTCCGCCTTATCTCTCATAAGCTTGTGGGCCTCTTCAGATAAGAACTCGTTTCCATAGAGTCCGGCCTTGGCAGCTTTTACAGCGTCTGCAAGCTGGGTAGATTTTCCATCTTCTACCATAGATGCTTGGTCTTGTGTATTGATGACACTTCTCCAATAGTTAAAGAACTAATACCAAATGGCATTAGGTAACAGCGCTCGCCGTTACATGATCTAATTTACTATTAAATCTTTAAAAGTACAGCGAATCGCCCGAAATCAGGTGTAATTTACACCTACCCCACCCCCATGACCCACTACGCTGTCTGTCTGTACGTCTAGCTATGTATTA